CGGACAGTTTTCGCCAATGAACAGCGTCACAGGTTATGCGGGCGGCGAGCAGGGCCAAAACATTGACTCACTGCGCCCCAACGCGACGAACTACATGGTGGCAGACGCCCTGCTGTCTGGTAATGCTGGTGACATCACCGGCGGCGCGACTCACTTTTTTAACCCCGACATTTCAAGCCCATCATGGGCCGAGGGGAAAGATTTTACACGCATTGGCGATCACGTCTTTGGCTCTGCTGACGCAGGACGCGGCGGCACGCAGCCAATGCAGGGACGCGCCAGCACGCAAGGAGCGGGATCAATGATGCAAGAAGAGCAGCAGCCACGGGGGCTTCTAGGCACTCTCGGCATTCAAAAGATGCAGGAAGGCGCGGCAGGGGAAACTGGCCAGCGTTTCTACGAGCGCGACACATTCAAGGACACGGCGGCGGCGCTGGCGCAGGGGTTTGCAGCAATGGGCAGCAGCCCCGCCCTTCAGAAGATGACGGCGGACATCTCCAGCCAGCGCACCGAGGCGAAGGCACGCAACAAGACAGCCGAATATCTCCGAGCCAATGGTCGTGGCGATCTTGCTGATATGATTGATCAGGGCATGATCAGCGGCAAGGATGCCGCGGGCGTGTTGCTTGCGAAAGGGACGGCTGGTGAAATTCGCGAAGTCGATGGGCGCCTCGTTCGGGTGATGCCAGACAACACTGTCGTCGAGCTTACAGGCGGCGGCAGTCAGCAAAAGGCACCAACAGTGACGACGATAACAAACGCTGACGGCGCTGAAGTAGCCGTGCAGTGGGACGGCTCCACCGGCCAATGGGTCCCACTTGACACGCCAGAGGGTTCAGTTCCCACCCCGCCGACGCTAACTGAAGGGCAAGCCAAGACGACGCTATTCAGTAGCATGCAGTCACAAACTGCGCCTGTTCTCGACAGCATTGAGCAGCAGTGGAATCCGTCCAATCTTCCAGATGCTATTGCGAGGTCAACCCCCATTGCCGGCAATTTCTTTGCATCGTCACAGGGGCAGATATACAACGCCGCTGCTGAAGCATGGGCGGAAGGCGCTTTGCGCATCGCGACAGGAGCAGCCGCCACGCCTGACGAGAAAGCGTCCGTGCGAGATACTTACTTTGCAAAGCCGGGGGACACCCCAGAGACAATAGCCTTTAAAAACGACATGCGGAAAGCCTACGAGGAGGCAATCAACGCGTCTCTAGGCAGAGCTACAGGCTATCAGCTACCCATCCCACAAGTGTTTGCTGCCGACCCAAACGCCAGTCCAGTTTTTGAAGACCCAAACGCTGAACTTGATGACATCCTGAAAGGTCCGTGACAAATGGAATTGCAGCAAGCACAACGACTGGAAGCCTTCATCCAAAAGATGCAGGCAATTGAGAACCCAACACCCGGAGAGGCGGCGGCGCTTGAGCGCGCGATTGCCGCCATGCCGGGCGACATAGTCCAAGACTATGGGGCACGTTACCGTGGCCTTGCCCAAGGGTTAACGCTCGGCGGTGGTGACGAGTTGCGTGCCGCAGGGGCGGCAATCGTCCCCAACGGGCAAAATTACGATCAGGCTCTTGAAGAGCAACGCGCTAGAAATTTAGCAGCCGAAATGCTCAACCCGCAAGAATACGCGACAGGCAAGACGGCTGGCCAGATTGGTGCAGCCGCAGCGACAATGGCGGTTCCGGCGCTTGCGGCGTCTACGCCGTTCCGCGCGGTGGGCGCTGGCGCTTTGACGGGTGGCGCTTTAGCCGCCGCACCTAGCTTTCTTGAGGGCGAGGGCGGCTTCCAGCGCAGGATTTCGCGCGTCCCGCCATCAGACGTCGCAATCGGGTCCGTACTAGGTGCAGCCGCACCTGTCATCGGACAAATCGCGGGCGGCGCTACTCGCGCGGTCCAGAACATAGGTCGTGGCATCGAGGGCTACGGCTCACGGGCCAGCCAAGTTGCGGCAAAAGGCGTCGGGCGTACAGTAGAAACCGGCGAGGATATTCAGGCTTATCTGCGCAATTTAGGGCCAGAGGCCACGCTGGCTGACGTCCCCGGCGGGCCGCAGGCGCAGGCAATGGGCCTCGCAGCACAGCAAGGTTCTGGCGGGACAGTTGTGTCGCAGGCGCTGAGATCACGAGCCGCTGGCAGCGAGGGCCGCATTGAGGATGTCGTGACCGACGTCGCGGGCGATCCGAGCGCAGCATTCCGCCAGCGCCTTGCCCTTGAGGCCGAGCGTACAGGAACACTTGGGCCAGCCTATGAGGCAGCCACATCATATCAAGGTCGGCTGGATGTCAACGACGCGCTAGCCGCCATTGACTCCATGCTTGAGAGCGCCGTCGGTGGTACGGCGGCACGCCTTAACGCTTACAAGCGTATGCTGTCCGCCGACGACGGGCAAATATCTGCCGCTAAATTGCACAACATCCGCACACAGCTTAACGACACCATGAGCGCAGCCACACGGCAAGGTCGTGGCGGCGTCGTGGCGTCGCTGAAACCACTGCTCCAAAAGATTGACGACGAACTTGATCAGGTGCCAAATTACACCGCCACGCGCACTGGTTACGGCAATGTGAAGGAAATGGAGCGCCAAATCGACTTCGGGCGTGCCGCACTTGCGCCGGGCCGCAGCACAACATCACCAGACGAGTTGCTTCAATCATTCTCGACGCTGTCCGCCGCGCAAAAAGATGCTTACCGCACAGGCGCACGCGAGTATGTGGCCGCCCTGATGGGGACGGCCCGCAATGCTCCCGCCACCGCTTGGGGCGAGTTGATGACGGGCTTCAACGACAAGAAGCTGCGCATCCTGTTCGGCGACGCAGAAGCCGACAGGATCATGCAGACGCTGCGTGCGGAGAAAACATTTTCCGAGACTAGCGGTCGAGTTAACTCTGGTTCGATGACTACCCAGCGGCGACTTGCTGAAGAAGAGCTTGGTCCCGTCCGCGCTCCAGACACTGGACGGATGCCGGGGCCGATCTCGCGCGTTAAGAACACGCTGAATGAGGCCACAAACTCGGCCATCGACTCCGTTCTTTACGGGACGCGGCGATCCCAAGCGAACCTTGACCTTGGCAAGCTGCTTTCGCTAAAAGGGGCTGAACGCGATACAGCCCTACAGGCGCTGTTAGCTGAAGCACAGCGGCAGTCGCAAAGCACGCGCTCGCAGGCTATAATTAAACTCTTGGCGCAAATGGGCGTCGGCGGAGCAATCCCAGCCGTCGTCAGTGAGGAATAACATGAACCCCGAAGACATGATGGACGACGCAGACATCCTTGAGAGCATCCTTGAAGTAGAGATGGGCGAAGAGAGCGAAGACGAGAGCGACGCAGGCGAGGCCGATGAGGCTGGCCTGAAGCCGAAGACGCGCGACGAGATCGAAAGCATTGTGCAGTCGGCCATTGGCGATGCCGTTGACTTCGTCGAGAGCGAGATCAGCCAAGATCGCATCAAGGCTCAGCGGTATTACGACGGCAGAGTGGACATTGGCCACGAAGACGGCCGCAGCAAGGTCGTATCGACAAAGGTACGTGATACCGTACGTGCCGTGAAGCCGTCCCTGATGCGCGTGTTTCTCAGCACTGCCAAGCCCGTTGAGTTTACGCCAAAAGGTCCAGAGGATGTCGCAGGGGCCGAGCAGGCGACGGCATTCATCCACCACGAGTTTACCCGTCTGAACGGCTACCGCGTGCTGAACGACGTATTCCACGACGCGCTGGTCAAGAAGCAGGGCATCACGAAGACTTACTGGATGACGTATCCGCACGCAGAGATTTACACGTTCACAGACCTGTCTGACGACGAATACACTTACCTGCTGGACGACGACAGCGTTACCGTGATTGAGCATTCCGTCGAATATTCGATGTCGGCAGACATGAACGGCATGGACGTCGAAATGCCGATCCACAGCGTCAAGATTAGCCGACAGCAGGACAAGGGCGAACTGTGCATTGAGAGCGTGCCGCCAGAGGAGTTCTTCATCAGCCGATCCGCTCGCACACTTGACGACGCCTACCTCGTCGCACACCGCACCGAGATGCGTGCGGGTGACCTGATCGCGATGGGTTTTGAGCCTGAAGACGTCCTCGACCTCGGCAGCCTTGACGACGGCTCCGAGATGACGGAGGCCGAGGTGTTTGAGCGTCGCGGCTACTCGTCAGATCAATCAGACGCTGGTATCGACGACCCAACAATGCGCAACGTCACTGTGACAGAATGTTATATCAGGATAGACGCCGACGGGACTGGCGTGCCAGTGCTGCACAAAATCCTCTGCGGCGGCACGTCTTACAAGATGTTGGACTATGAGGTCTGCGACGAAATCCCGTTCAGCAAATTTGAGATCGACCCGGAGCCTCACGCGTTCTACGGACGTTCGCTGGCCGAGTTGGTTATAGACGACCAAGACGCCGCGACGGCCATCCTGCGTGGCATCTTGGACAACGTGGCACTGACGAATAACCCGCGCACGGCTTTCGTAGACGGCATGGTGGACGTTGATGATCTCCTGAATAACGAGATCGGCGCACTTGTGAGAATGCGACAGCCGGGGGCGGTGCAGGATTTGACTGTGCCGTTCGTCGCTGGCCAGACACTCAGCGCGTTATCTTACCTCGACGGCATGGTAGAGCAGCGCACAGGGGTCACCCGTGCGTCGATGGGTCTCGACCCAGACGCCATGCAGTCAACGACCAAGGCAGCCGTGCAGGCCACCGTACAGGCCGCCGCAGGGCAGGTTGAGGTCATGGTGCGCAATCTAGCCGACGGCGTGAAAGACATGTTCGGGATCATGCTGCGCCTGTATGCCAAGAACGTGGACGAGGAGCAGATGATGCGTCTCAATGGTGCGTTTGCCCCAGTTGACCCACGCGTCTGGAACACGGAAATGGACGTCGCCATCAACGTCGGCCTCGGCACTGGCCGCGAAGAAGAAAAGATGATGGGCCTCAACCAAGCGCTGCAAATGCAGACGATGGTTTACCAGACTTACGGCCCGCAGAACGGCCTCGTATCTCTGACAAACATCCGCAACACGCTCGCAGACTTGCTGGCTGCGTCGGGTGTGCGAAATGCTGATCGCTACTTTGCACCGATCACGCAGGAGATTGAAGGTCAGATGCTGCAAGCCCAGCAGCAGGCGCAAGCGGAGCAAGGGCCGGCGGCCGATCCAAACGCAGCATTCTTGCAGGCGGAGCAGATCAAGGCGCAGGCTAAGATGCAGTCAGATATGGCCAAATTGCAGTTTGATGCGCAGAAAATGGCTTCCGAAGACGACTTTAATCGTGATAAGATGGCGCAAGATTTGCTTGTCGAAGCGGCAAAGGTTTACGGGCAGTATGGCACGTCGGTTGACGTGGCACGCATCCAAGCGGAACAGGACAAAGTCAGGATGATTGGCGGCATGGCTCAAGGTAATGCGCAATGACAACTGAAACACGCATCAAGGCTGATGAGGCGCGTCGGTTAAAAGCCGACAGCGCCTTCTCGGCCTTCGTGCAAGAGGTTCGCGACGACCAGATCAAGGTCTTCGCAAGCAGTGGAGCGGCAGACGTTGCCGTCCGCGAAGAGGCACACGCGATCATGCGTGCGCTCAACCAGATCGAAATTAAACTTGACGCCGCTATATCGGCAGAGAAATTTCTAGATCGCAAACAGAGGAAGTAGCACCGTGGAAACGACTACCCTAGACCAAGTGGCCGAGAGCCTTATTGAAAATCCGAGCGAAGTTGCGGACCAGATTACTGATCCACAAGATGACGGTCTTGATGAAGACGTTGACGTCGCAGCCGAGAGCGAAGATGACGTCGAGGCATCCGACGATTACGATGATGACCAAATTGACGACGAAGACCTAGTAGAAGGTGAAGCTGAAGACACCAATCTCATCCCCGTCAAGGTAGACGGAAAAGAAGAGATGTGGACACTGGAAAAGCTAAAGCAGTCTGCGGCGGGTCAAAGCGCAATTAATAAGCGGTTCCAAGAAGCTGCCGAAGTGCGGAAGCATCTCGAACAGCAGGCAACCGCTTTGCAACAGCAGCAGCAGCAAATCGTGCAGCTATACCAACAAACCCAACAAGCTGGCGTGCAGGCACCAGTCCCACCGTCGCGAGAATTGTTTGAAAAAGACCCAATAGGTTTTATGGAAATGAAGCTCGCTTACGATGAAGACAAGGCCAATTTCGACCAGCGGATGTATCAAGTTCAAATGATGCAGCAGCAGACATCGGCCCAGCAGGAGCAGGCGCACCAAGCGTATCTGCGAGAGCAAGTCGAGGTTTTAAAGCAGTACATTCCGGAGATCGCGGACCCCGAAAAGGGTGCAAAGTTGAAGAACGACCTTATGCAGATTGGGATTGATTATGGTTTTACTGCCGATGAGATGGCCAACGTGTCAGACGCAAGATATGTGCGCGCATTGAATGATGCACGCAAATATCGGCAACTGGCCGCCAACCGCAAGCAGGCACAGCAGAAGGGCAGCAACGCTCTCCCCGTTGTGAAATCTGGCGTCAAACGCTCCGCCCAAGCCTCAGAGGTCAAGCGGGCAAAAGACGCTCAATCCCGAATGAGAAAAACAGGCAGCGTCGATGACGTTGCGAAATTTCTCCTTAGTTAACAGGAGCCTATCATGGCCGTTACAGCAAATACCAACGTCACATACGACGTCTCGACTATCAAAGAAGACCTTCAGGACGCGCTGATTTCCATCTCGCCGACTGAGACACCTTTCATGTCTGCCATTGGCACGAAGAGCGTTTCGAACACTTACTTCGAGTGGGCAACAATTGACCTCGCTGCTGCGTCATCGACAAACCGCGTTGTGGAAGGTGAAAACACTCCGGGCAACGACGCGCCAACGAACGCATCTCGCTTGGCCAACTATGTTCAGCTCAGCGATAAGGTGATTGAGGTCTCCGATACCGCAGAGGCCGTCAACGGCGTCGGCGATGCGCAGCGCATTGCGAAGCAGGTCGCCTATAAGTTGAAGGAACTGAAGCGCGACATGGAGACCATGATCGTGGGCGACAACAACGCAGCCGTTGCTGGGTCTTCCGGCGTTGCGGCTGAAACTGCGTCCTTGTCCGCATTCTTGCGCACAAACGTAGATCGTGGCGTTGGCGGTGCAAACGGCACGCTCTCTGGCACAACAGCGGGCTACCCTAACGCAGCAGCCACAGACGGCACGCTGCGTGCGCTTACTGAGGACATGCTTCAGGGCGTGATCGCATCCTGCTGGGATGAAGGCGCAGAGCCAACAATGGTTCTCTGTGGCTCTGGCGTGAAGCAGAAGATCAGCTCCACGTTCACTGGTTCGGCGACTAAGTTCAAGAACGTCGAAGACAAGAAGGTCGTGGCCGCAGTTGACATTTATGTGTCCGACTTCGGCGAGCTTCAGATCGTACCGTCTCGTTTTGTACGTTCGCGTGACGTGTTCGTTCTCGACCCGTCGCAGGCTCGCATGGCCTACCTGTCCAACACAAAGCAGAAGCCATTGGCCCGCACAGGTCACTCTGAGCGCCGCCTGATCTCTGCCGAGTATGGACTCCAGTGCGACACTGAGAAAGCCCACGGGATCATCGCAGACATCGACCCTGCGCTGTAAGCCTACACTAACAGGGGGGTCACATCGTGACCTCCCTACCCCTTAACGACGACAGGACATTTCTCATGAAGATTAAATTGATTGATAGCCGTGGCATCTGGCTCGACGGCAAGCAGCAAGCATCTGGCTACGAGTCCACAGTGGCCGACGTCACTGGTAAGGCGCTGATCGCATCCGGCTTGGCTGTTGAAGTGAAAGACGCAAAGGTTGAGAGCAAGAAGCCCAAGGCGAAGTTCAATGCTGACTGAAGTCACCGAGAAGTACGCATTCGACAGCGACGGCACCATGCGCGTTACACGGTCACAGGACGTTCAGAGCCTGATTGACCAGAACAAGCACGAAGCCGACGCGGCTCCGTCAATGTTTGGTCAGGCCGCCGTCCGCAAGATCGGCAGCATCCCGTTCGTCATCGCCGAGGCTTGGTCGCGTGAGTGCGGCGCAGGTATTGGCACGAAAGAGTTTGCGGTTTACTGTAAGCGCAAATTAATGGACGGCGACTTTGCCGCATTTCGCATCAAGGATCAGTAACAGATGAGTGACGACGCCCGCCTTGAGCGCATTGAGAAGAAGCTGGACCAAGTCGGGGACGCCATCGTGGCATTGGCCCGCATGGAAGAGCGCATGATCACGCTGTTTAAGCGGATGGATGCACTTGACGCAGACCAGAGCAGCCAGAACAGGCGCCTGACACTGGTTGAGAGCCGTGTCGGCAGCAATGGCCAAGCGTTACGCTTCGCAGAGCGGGTATTCTGGATCGTCGTCACGGGCGCAATCGCGTTTGCGTTTAATTACCTGAAAGGCTGAACATGCGGAAATATTCTCAAAGAAGTCTATCAAGTCTCAACGGCATCCATCCCGACCTGCGCCGTGTCATTGACCGCGCACTCCAATCTAGCCCGCTTGATTTCGCTGTGATCGAAGGTCTGCGCACGAAGGCACGCCAAGAGCAATTGGTTGCATCTGGTGCGTCCACGACGATGAACAGCCGCCACCTGACGGGACACGCAGTTGACTTGCTACCGATTGATCCGACCACGGGCAAAGGCGAATTTGCTTGGCCGCTATATGACAAGCTGGGGCCAGCCGTGAAGGCGGCGGCGAAGAAGGAAGGCGTCCCGCTTATCTGGGGCGGCGACTGGACATCATTCAAAGACGGCCCGCATTTTGAACTAGATCGCCGCGTTTACGACGAGGCCAAGTGGACTACGACAGAGAGGCCAGCAGAGGGCCGCTCCAGCGCCACTGAGAGCAACACGGTGCGTGCGTCGGCGGTCACAGTAGCATCTGGCGCAGGAAGCGCTGTAGCGGCCCTGTCAGCGCTTGACAGCGTCGCGCAATACATCGTGCTGGCCTTTGCTGGCGTGATTGTGCTGGCAGGCATCTGGATCATGCGTGAGCGGCTGCGCAAGTGGGCGGATGGTGACCGATGACCCTGCGCCTGCAAATCTACGCGCTGGCCCTGTTTGCATTCGTGTTGGGGATGCTGCGTTGGCGGTCTGCATACGCCGACGCCAAGCTGGCCGAAATGGATCGCAAACAGGCAGAGGTTCGCCTTGATGCCGCGCTGCGTAAAATGGAGAAAGAGCATGAGATCGAAACGCTTGGCGACGTTGGCCTTGGCGAGCGTGCTGCTCGCTGGCTGCGCCCAGACGCCGACAGGTAACTACTGCGACCTTGCCAGCCCGCTGTGGCTCGGCAGCACGCAGACCATTGCCACGCTAATGCAAGCAGATCGCGATCTGCTCGTTGGAATTGTCATCCACAATGAGACGTGGGCCGATAACTGCCAGTGAGCCGACAAGCGACATCAATCGGGCGGTCTGGCGAATATTACGTCTGCTATTTGCTTGAGCGCGTGGGCTGCGAGGCGACCCGATCAGACGGAAGGTTTGATGTCGTCGCCGTTCGGCCGGATGGTCGGATCATCTCAGTCGAAGTCAAAACGTGCTACACGACAAGAGGGGCCAGCGCAGGGTTCCGCATCGGCAAAAGCAGCGCAGACTGGTTCGCGCTCTGCATCGACGGCAAGCACGGGCCGACTGTGCTATTCATGCGCGGCGACGATCCGCTATTTGAGCAGTCTTTTGTCCGCGTCAAAACGGCAGACTTTACGCCTGCCGCTCTAACCGAGACGCTGCGGGAGTTAGCTGTTGGTCATCTCTGACGCGAGCGCGAGGTATCCGATAGCATCCACGAAGTTGTCGTCGTGTTTCTTGTTTGAAGCGGCGCGGGCGTGCTTGAACAGAGACATCATCATTGCGACGTCGTAGGCCGTCAGTGGGCCGCCGTCGCGGTGGATCATCCACCATTCCCACAGGGCTGCGATACTGGAAAAGCTGTCTTCTGCGTCGCCGTGTGTCGCAGCCCGATCCTGTGTGATGCATTTCTCGGCTTGTTGCAAAACATCTTTGCGGTTCATTCTGATTTCTCCTTCTCGTTGTCCCACGGTGTTGCTGGCAGGCTCACTGCAAACTTGCGCGGTTCTGGGTATGATGAAGCAGACTTGCCTCGGATCGTCACTGTTGTCTTTTCGTCTTGCATCGGTCTCTCCTTTTGCTATGACGTTCTGGTGGGGCGCTCAACTGCTTGCAAAAGCGATTGTATGGTCAAAACGTGTCTGCCAAATGCGCTACATCTGAAAAACTCATTTTAACTGCGCCCCACACGATCCATCAGATGTTGAACCCTTGTTGCCGCTTGGCAGATGTAAATTCTTGCAAATCACGCATTGCAACGCGCAACTCGTTGGGGATGCTGGCGCGTGCGCCCGCCCTCCATCGCTCATCTTGCAGTCGGTCTACTTGTCCGCGAAGGTAAGCCAGCACGGCGGCGTCTGCGGGGGTTAGGTCTTCGTCACTCATAGTCTTTCACTCCATGTCTCTCAATGTCGCCTAGCATAGCCTGTAGCATCCACTTGATGTCTTCTTTGTCATCACTCTTGATGCTGACGGGTTCTACAGTGTAGCTATCTGACCTGTAATAGTTCTTATGCACTGCATACCAGACCTGATCGTCAGGCTCCGTGTGCCGCACTAGTTGATAGTGCCAACTCATTCCGTTTCTCCTCTTGCTACGGGGCGCGGGCTGGCGCTGGGCGAGTAGGTGCGGACGCATTGGGCAAACGTTTTGCGGCCTCCGAGGGGTGGGGTGGCTTCTGCTATGGCGACCAGCGCCTCTCCGCACGCCATTTGGCTGGGATATTCAACGCTGTAAACGTTCGATCCGATATGGATCAGCAACATTGTCAACAATGGCGTCATAGGTCTTCCTCCACTTCAAACCAATATTCGATCAGGTTGCGCCGATAGAACCCGTGCTGGATCAGTCCACGGTTGATCAACCCTTGCAGCGCATACTTGACGCTGTAACGCGACGTCGGCAATTCCGACCCGGAGACGGCCTTTGTGATGTCTGTCAGGATCATCCGCGTCGGCGAGATGGATTGCAAGTGAGCGAGGGCCATTTCGCCGAGTGATCGCGTGCCGTCAGCCCGCGCGCCCATGTTTGTCACGGCCTTCTTTGGTGCGCCCTTGAAGTGTCCCTCCGCCTTCGCTTGGCGCTGCATCGCCCGCCCGATCAGGTTTTCGTGCTTTGTGGCCAGCGATCTGTCGAGGTTGAATGCGTTAATCATTTGTTGTCCTCGGCGATCACGTCGCGCAACAGCACCCCGATCCACTCAGCGATGGTCAAGCCTTCGGGCGCCGTTTTGTAAATCCAATCTGCTTCATCGAACGTAATGTTTGTCAGGATTTCCATTATGCTGCCGGTGTTGCGATTGTAGCGTTTGCGCAGGATGCGGTAGCGGCCTTCTTGCGTGTTGATGCTTCACGTGCGCTCTGAGTGGGGCTTAT